GACTACGTAGAAGTGATACCAGTTAGCGATCCTAATGCAGCTACGATGGCCCAAAAGGTTATCCAGTATCAAGCGGCATTGCAGTTGGCGCAAACCGCGCCACAACTGTATGACTTACCCCAGCTTCACAGACAGATGTTGGAAGTGATCGGTATCAAGAACTACCAGAAGCTTGTGCCAATGGCAGAGGACATGAAGCCTCGTGACCCAGTCACAGAGAACATGAACATCCTCTCCAACAAGCCAGTCAAGGCGTTCATCTACCAAGACCATCAGGCTCACATTGCAGTCCACATGTCAGCGATGCAGGATCCAAAAATACAAAGCATCGTGGGTATGAATCCTCAGATGGCCCAGCAGTTACAAGCTGCAATGATGGCTCACGTATTCGAGCACTTAGGTATGGAGTATCGCAAGCAGGTTGAGATGACTATGGGCCAGACCTTACCTCCGTACAACGAGGAGAAGGACGAAGAACAAATGTCTCCTGAGATGGAAGTTCAAGTTTCTAAGATGGCAGCGCAAGCATCTCAGCAACTTCTTCAACAGAACCAGCAAGAAGCTCAACAGCAGAAGAATAAGCAGATGCAGGAAGATCCGCTCATTCAATTACAGCAGCAAGAATTGCAGATCAAGCAAGGTGATCTGCAACGTAAGTCTCAGAAAGACATGGCTGACATGCAAGCGAAGATGGCTCAGATCCAAGTTGAACTCAAGCGTATTGAGTCCAATCAAGAGATGGAAGGAGCAAAGCTGGCTATGAACAACATGCACGACCAGCAAAGGCAAGAGTCGGATAAAGAAACCGAAGGCGCTAAAGCAGGTATTGAGTTGATAAAGCTCCAGCGACAAATGGAAATGCAATTACGGCAAGCTGAACAACAAAGACAAAAACCTACTAACAAGAAAGGTGAGTAATGTCTTACGAAATGAAACAAGCGCTGGATTACACAGCAAAACAAATTGACGAGAGAGTCAAACAACTCGAAGAAAACTTAGGGGCGCGAGCTGCTAGGTCTTACGACGAGTACTGCGGGATGTGTGGGGAAATTACAGGTCTGCTCACCGCTCGTAGATACATCACAGACCTGACGAGAAATATGGAGAATTCGGATGAGTGAAACCTTAGATCTTGGATTGGCAATCGACCTATCGGCTGTCATGCACAAGAAAGATGAAGAGAAGGCAACTCAATTGCCAAAGCCTGCGGGCTACAAAATCCTGTGCGCGATCCCCGAACAGGAGAAAGAGTATGAGGGTGATATCGGGATCATCAAAGCAGACGAGACCTTGCGATACGACGAACTGCTCACTACAGTTTTGTTTGTTGTTGATCTTGGCCCAGACTGCTACATGGACAAGGCAAAGTTCCCTACTGGGCCTTGGTGTCAAAAAGGTGATTTTGTGTTGACTAGACCCAACGCAGGCTCACGTTTACTCATCCACGGACGCGAATTCCGCATCATCAACGACGACTCAGTCGAAGGTGTTGTAGAAGACCCCCGTGGCATCAAACGCAAATAAGGAGCGTACATGTCAAGATTCGGTGGTGAATACAAATTTCCCGATGAACTCGAGGAAGAAAAGAATGTGCAAGAAGTAAATATCACTATTGAGGATGATGAAGTCGAAGTAAAAGTCGTCGATGACACTCCACAAGAAGATCAATTTGCTACACCTCCTTTGGATGAAAACACACAGCAAGAACTAGAAAAGGCTGATGAATCCGAGGAGTACACAAAGAACGTAAAAGTCAAGTTCAAGCAATATAAAAAGGCTTGGCATGACGAACGTCGGGCAAAAGAGGCTGCTTTCCGTGAACAACAGGAAGCGCTAACAGTTGCTGAACGTATCTTAGATGAGAATAAAAGACTCAAATCTATGATACAAAACGGTGAAAAAGAATTAATTTCCACGTATCAAAGTTCTGCTGAGATGGAAGTTGACAAAGCTGAACGGAATTACAAGGAGGCTTATGACTCCGGCGATTCTGACAAGCTTTTGGCTGCACAGAAAGAGTTAGTTCGGGCAGAAATGAAGCTTGATAAGGCAAAAAATTTCAGGCCCACTGTACAAGTTGACGAAAATCGTGTACAAACTACCCAAACTAACCAGCCTGCAAGTCAGCAGATGGATCCTAAGGTCGCTAACTGGGTCTCGAACAACCCATGGTTTGTAGACCGAAACAAGTTGGCGATGCGCAAATTTGCTGAAGGAGTCCACGAAGAGCTTGCAGAACGGTACGGACGTGGATACATAGGTACTGACGAATATTACGGCAGTATCGATAAAGAAGTCAGACGCAGATTCCCAGAAGAATTTTCGGCTACTACAAACAACGATGAGGATAAACCTCAACGTACAAAACCAAGCACAGTCGTTGCACCTGCTAGACGTAGTACCGCCCCTAAACAGGTCGTGCTAACAAAGACACAAGTTGCCTTGGCTAAAAAATTAAAGTTAACCAACGAGCAGTACGCTCGTGAAGCAATGAAATTGGAGGCCTAAGATGGCAATAGACGTAAAAGCAGCTGAAAGCAGATTGTCGCGAGAAATGCAGAGTAGAGCAACGCAAGAGCGCCCTAAGAAATGGCAGCAAGCGGAACTCCTTCCCGAACCTGATAAACAGCCGGGATATGCGTACAGATGGATTCGGATAACAGTTTTAGATAAAGTTGACCAGCGAAACATTTCCGGCAAGTTCCGGGAAGGTTGGGAGCCAGTCGCAATCGAAGAACAGCCGAAGTTTCAGTTCTTAATCGACCCCGATAGTCGATTTAAAAATAATATCGAAATTGGTGGGCTGTTGCTTTGCAAGTGCCCGTCTGAGTTTATGGAACAACGCAACGAACATTTTGCGGAAATGACACAAGCTCAAACGGACGCTGTTGACAATAGCCTAATGCGTCAAAGTGACCCGAGGATGCCACTCTTTAGAGAGAACAGATCTTCGACAAGCTTTGGCAAAGGTGTTTAATTCAAGGAGTCCTTAAATGGCTTATCCCGTTGTATCAGCTCCGTATGGGCTGTTGCCGCAGAATCTAATTGGAGGTCAAGTATTTGCAGGTTCTACCCGCATGTACAACATCCAATACGGTTATGCGACTGACATCTTCTACGGTGATTTCGTTGTTCTGTCCCGTGGCTTTGCCACACGCGCCACAGTTTCTACCGGCGACACTCTTAACCAGACTGTCGGTATTTTCTTGGGTTGCACATTCACAAACCCCGTAACAAAGCAAAAGCAGTTTTCACAATACTGGCCCGCAAGCACCGCTGCTGGTGACTGCCAAGCTTATATTTACGATGATCCTGATGCTGTGTTCAAGGCTGTTGTCTGTTCCGCTACAACCGTTGTCGCTTCTGGCGCTATGGCGATGATTGGCACTAACCTGTCAGCCATCAATAACACCGGCAGCACAACCACAGGCAATTCTTCCAACGCCGTTTTAGCTCCAACTAACACTCCTGTAACTACCACTCTGCCTTTGCGCATGGTTGGTTTGGTTACAGATACAGCAGTTTCGTTGGGTACAGCCACTTACAGTACAGGTACAACCACCTTGACCGTCAGTGCTTTGCCTTTCGCATTGCCAGTTGGTACGGACGTTTCTGTGTTGACCACTAATGGTCAAGTTGCACAGACAGGTTCTTTTGTGGATACCGCAGCCGCCGCAGGCGCAACTTCTGTTGTGCTGAACCAAGCCGCCACATTCACATTGAATTCTGGTGTTTACACATCGACCGTGGTGTTCACTCAGTATCCTGAAATTTTGGTTAAATTGAACCAAGGTTTCCATGGCTACTATTCCGCCACTGGCGCTTAAGGAGTTATTTAAATGGCTATTTCACGCGCACAACTACTTAAAGAACTCCTGCCCGGCTTGAATGCTTTGTTTGGTTTGGAATATGCTCGCTACGGTGAGGAACATAAAGAAATTTATGAAACCGAAACCTCTGAGCGTTCTTTTGAAGAAGAGACCAAGCTGTCTGGTTTCTCTGCTGCACCTGTTAAGAACGAAGGCTCTGCCATCGCTTATGACAATGCACAGGAAGCATGGACTGCTCGATATAACCACGAAACCATTGCTTTGGGTTTCTCATTGACCGAAGAGGCCATTGAGGACAACTTGTACGACAGCTTGTCTGCTCGTTACACCAAAGGTCTGGCTCGTGCTATGTCCTATACCAAGCAGGTTAAAGCTGCTGCTGTTTTGAATAACGGTTTCTCTGCCGCTTATACCGGTGGTGATGGCGTTTCTCTGTTCAGCACTGCTCACCCGCTGATTAACGGTGGCACTAACTCCAACCGTCCTTCCACTGCTGCTGACTTGAATGAAACTTCGTTGGAAAACGCTGTTATTCAGATCGCTGCTTGGACAGACGAGCGTGGTTTGTTGATCGCTGCTAAGCCTAAGAAGTTGATTGTTCCTCCTTCATTGCAATTCGTGGCTACCCGCCTGTTGGAAACCAGCCTCCGTGTTGGCACAACCGACAACGATATCAATGCGTTGAAGAACAATGGTTCTATCCCTGAAGGGTACACACAGAACCACTTCTTGACCGATACCAATGGTTGGTATCTGACTACTGACGTGCCTAACGGTATGAAGCACTTTGTCCGTACTCCGCTGTCTAACAGCATGGACGGCGACTTCGACACCGGTAACGTACGTTACAAGTCTCGCGAGCGTTATTCGTTCGGCTGGTCTGATCCGTTGGGAATGTACGCATCTCCCGGTTCGTCCTGATGAAAAAGGGGGCCTTGTGCCCCCTTTTCTTTTGATGTATATTGAACACATTCCGAGATTCATCGGCGTATCAAACAGGCTCGGCTGACCTCATGCAGATTGATACGCTACAACGCATGGAGAATTAAACATGGCAAATAGTACATTTAGCGGCCCAGTACGTTCGCAAAACGGTTTTGAAACTGTTTCAATTAACGCAACCACTGGCGCAGTCACTACGACTTCTACTCTTGGTGTTACCACTAGCGTAACCAATTTAACAGCCACAAATCTGGTCTTTACCGATATAAATCATCCATCAACCGCTGCTATCAACGCAACGGCTACAGCCACCGCAGCAGAAGTTGCAACTGGCTACATCACCTCTACTTCAGCCGCAGGCACAACCATCACTTTGCCTACCGGCACAGACCTTGGTACTGCTATTGGTGCAACTCGCGGCACTACGCTGGACTTGTATGTTGACAACACCGCTGGCGCATCGACCGTGACTATTGCTGTGGCCACCAACGGCATTTTGTCTGCTGCCGCTGCCGCTGGCTCTGGCGCTGGCGCAGGTCTGTTGACAGTACCTTCAGGCGTAACAGGACTTGCTCGTTTCACTATCATGTTCTCTAGTGCCACAGCGTACGTCTTCACACGCACTGCTTAATTGATCTAGGGGGCTTTGGCCCCTTTTAAAAGGAGATTGACTATGGCAATGCAGACAGACGTAAAAGCCTCGCACGTAGAAGCGACTGGCACTATGGTTTCTGGGCGCAACCGCCTTAAGGCATACCATTGCATTTCTGGCGGAACAGCGGGGGATGTTATTTTTCGTGACGGCGGTGCTTCTGGCGCGGTTCGTTTGCAATTTAATATTGGCACTGGCACACAACCAATTACGCTATCCGTTCCCGGCGAAGGCATTTTGTTTACAACAGACATTCATGTAACGCTACCCGCAACCGCAAAAATCACGGTGTTCTATGGCTAAGAAAAAAGGCCCCTCCCTTGCAATTGGTCGTGGTGAAAAACTACCCGCTTCTAAGGGGGCGGGTTTGACTGCCAAAGGCCGTGCCAAGTACAACGCAGCAACAGGAAGCAACTTGAAAGCTCCGCAGCCACAAGGCGGTAAGCGCAAGGATTCTTTCTGCGCACGTATGTCTGGTATGCCCGGCCCAATGAAAGATGAAAAAGGTAAGCCTACCCGTAAGGCAGCTTCTCTAGCAAGATGGAAATGTTGAGGTAAAAAATGCCACAAAAATTATCGTTCCCAGATTTTAAAGACCGTACGTCTGAAGAACTTAGCCTAGCAAAAACTAAAATTGGCGAACACGCGGGCGAAAAAAAATATTACAACACAGTTCTTGACCCTAAAACTTCTCGGGAGGATAAGTTAGAGTCAATAAAATCTGCAAGAGATGAGGCGGATGATGAAGTAAAACGCGAAACACGGGGTAAAGTGATTGGGTTGAGGAAACCCAAGTTTAAAAAAGGCGGCAAAGTCTCCAGCGCTTCTTCTCGTGCAGATGGCTGTGCTGTCAAAGGCAAAACAAAGGGTAGGTTTGTTTAATGGACGTCAATACAATCTGGTCAGCCATTTTGTCTGCTATGTTGGCAGGACTTTGGTTTTTCATTCGAGAAAAGTTTGAAGATGTCAAACGAGTTGAGCGTTTGCTCAACATAACCCGTGAGGAGATCGCCCGTGATTACACAACTAATGCAGAAGTTCAGAGAATTACTGACCACATTGACCAACGGTTTAATCGCCTTGAAGCAAAAATTGACCAGCTTATTCAAGCGGGGAAGTGATGCCAAGCAGTAGTGCAAAGCAACACAGATTCATGGAAGCGGTGGCCCACAATCCAGCGTTTGCCAAGAAAGCAGGAGTCCCGCAGTCTGTGGGCAAAGAATTTTCAAACGCCGACAAAGGCAAAACTTTTAAAAGAGGTGGTGATATGGCTACAAAAATGGATCCCAAGATGATGGCGGTGGCGGCTGCTAAAAAACGTGGTGCTGGTAAAGGCGCTATGGCTCCTGCCCGTCCTGCAATGCCTCCTGCTGGTGGTATGGGCATGATGAAAAAAGGCGGCATGACTAAGATGGCTGCTGGTGGTATGCCTATGAAAGACGGTAAACCTGCTTTTATTGGTGACGGTAAGGGCGCGATGAAAAAAGGCGGCTTAGCTGCTGGTCATAAAGCCGCTGACGGCGTTGCTACAAAAGGCAAAACCAAAGGCATGATGGTTAAGATGAAATCTGGCGGTAAAACCTGCTAAGGAGTAATCATGGCGCTTAGTGAATTTGAAAAAGCTTTTAAATCGGCGCGATCTAGCGGCGATAAAGAGTTTGAGTTTAAGGGTAAAAAGTACAACACCAAGTACAAGGAAGAGGGCTCAGCGCCTGCGAAAAAAGCCACCCCTGTAAAAGAAACTATTTCAGCAAAAGTAGATGCGCCAACAAAAGTAGATACCCCTCCTGCTCCTGCTCCGTATAAACCAAAGCTAAAAAGCGAGTTGTCTCCAGCAGAGCGTAAAAAACGTGATGAGATGGAAAGCTCACAAGCGCTTGAGGGTTCACACCCTGAGCTTCTTCTTAACCCGGGGCGGGCAGTTCTTAGCGCAGTTGCAAGGCCCCTAGAGTCTGCGGATAAAGTACGGTCTGCGGTAACTACTGGCGTTAATGCGGTAAAAAATAGCGCTCCGGCAAAGGCTGTTAGAGAAGCACGGTTTACTAAAGCGGCGTCAAAAGATGCAGATGATATTGCAGCTGCTGCGGAGGCAAAAGAAACGGCTGAGGCTGTTTCAAGGGCAAATAAATTTTTACCGGACGAAGCTTTTTCTTTTAAGCGTGGTGGCGCAGTTAAGAAGATGGCTTCCAGTGGTTCTGTTTCGGCCTCACGTCGTGGGGATGGTATTGCTCAGCGGGGTAAGACTCGCGGAAGGATGTGTTAAATCATGGCTACTAGTACACAAGCTGGAACAATGGGCGCGTATAAACCACGTCGCCCCGGCACGACTTACGAGGACTCTATGACTTCTGAAGACATCAAAAAGATGAATGCTCAGAAAGAAGAGGCCAATACCCAACGTAAGACCGAAGCTGCATATAAAATCAAAAACATGGCTTCTGGCGGCACAGCCTCTAGCCGTGCTGATGGCATTGCTCAGCGAGGTAAGACTCGCGGAAAGATGTGCTAAATCATGATGTCTTCTCGTGGTATGGGCGCTATCAGCCCTTCTAAGATGCCAAAGGCAAAGACGATCACCCGCAAGGATGATCCGAACAAGGTCGAGGTATATAAGGAAGGCGGGAGTGTCAATGCTGCCGGTAATTACACTAAGCCCAGTTTGCGTAAGCGGATTGTGTCTCAGGTTAAGGCGGCGGCAACACATGGCACGGGCGCTGGTCAATGGTCAGCCCGTAAAGCGCAGCTTGTAGCCAAGAAATACAAAGCCGCTGGTGGAGGATACAAAGATTGAAAGCACCGCAGACTTCCCTTAAAAACTGGGGTGACCAGAAATGGCGTACCAAGTCGGGGAAGCCTTCGTCAAAAACAGGTGAGAGATATCTTCCTGAAGCGGCTATCAAGTCTTTGTCCTCTGCGGAGTATGCTGCTACAACCAAAGCCAAGCGTAAAGGTAAGGCGGCGGGTAAACAGTTTGTAGCCCAGCCTAAAGGCATTGCAAAGAAAACAGCAGGTTTTAGATAATGGCTTATACAGCTTCTTCCAACTCGTTTAACCTTGATCTCAATGAGATGATCGAGGAAGCGTATGAGCGGGCGGGCATAGAGGTTCGTACTGGCTATGAGTTTCGTACGGCACGCCGTTCGCTGAATCTGTTGACCATCGAATGGGCAAACCGTGGTATTAACCTGTGGACTGTAGAAGAAGGCGCAATCACCATGGTTACCGGACAGGCGGTATACCCACTTCCAGAAGACACGATTGACTTGCTTGACCATGTAATTCGGCAGAGCAACGGTGTAGCGTCAAATCAGACAGACGTCAACATTTCTCGTATTTCTGAGCCTACCTACTCGACCATTCCAAACAAACTTACGACTGGGCGTCCAATTCAAGTGTGGATCAACCGTCAGACGGCGCAGACAAATGCGACTTCAGTCACGTTAAATGGCACGATTACCAGCACTGCAACGACCGTTGTGGTCAGCAGTACATCAGGGTTAACCACTACAGGGTTTATCAAGATTGATTCTGAGACCATTGGGTATACCAATGTGGACGGCAACAGCCTGATAAATTGCACTCGTGGACAAAACGGCACTACGGCAGCGGCGCATACAACCGGCGCGGCAATCTATGCGCAGAACCTACCTTGTATCAATGTCTGGCCTGCTCCCAACTCCGGCGGGGATTACACCTTCGTGTATTGGAGACTGCGTAGACTTCATGACGCTGGAACTGGTGTAAACGTGCAAGACATACCTTTCCGTCTGATTCCTTGTATGGTGGCTGGATTGGCGTTCTACGTCGGTTCTAAGCGGCCTGACGTTTCTCCTGATCGTGTCGCATTCTTAAAGGGTGAGTATGAGCAGCAGTGGCTGTTGGCTTCCCAAGAAGATCGCGAGAAAGCCCCAGATCGGTTTGTCCCAAGGCAGTTGTTCTACTGAGGTGAGCTATGCCAAATAGATTTGCTTCAGGTAAATATTCAATCGGCGAATGCGATAGGTGTGGGCAGCGGTACAAGTTGCAGGAGTTGCGCAAGCAGGTTGTTAAGACCAAGATATACAACATCAAAGTCTGCCCGACCTGCTGGGATCCAGACCAGCCGCAGCTTCAGTTGGGTATGTATCCAGTCAATGACCCGCAGGCAGTGCGTGAACCTAGGCCGGATACAAGCTACCAAGTTTCTGGTGATCTAGCTGATGGGTACAACGGAGGCGGTAGTCGGGTATTTCAGTGGGGGTGGAATCCAGTCGGTGGTTCATCCAGTTTTGATTCGGCTTTAACCCCAAATAACTTGGTTTTAGTTGTAGAACTTGGTACAGTAACGGTAGCAACAACATAAGGAGTCGGTGATGGACAAGAAAGATTTAAAACAAGACAAGAAAATGATTGCGGGCGCTGTGCATAAGCACGAGAAAAAATTGCACCCCGGCAAGCCAATGACCAAATTAAAAAAAGGTGGCCCCACCTCTGAAGACCGTATGCGTCAAGGACGTAACATGTCTCGCGCAATCAATCAAAGGAGCGGTTAATGGCTAAATTCAGCGACAAACGAATGGGCAAAGAAGTTGGTAACGCAGCTGTGTATGCGGAGCCACACACCATGACTGGCAAAGCTGTGGGGATTGAACCCAACCCCGGCAAATTGCCAAACCGCAGCGAATCCAAAACGGTCAACATGAGCGTTGGCAACATCAGTAAATTTGCGGGTAATCAGCCTGTCAAAACCGACGGTATCAAAGTTCGTGGTACTGGCTGCGCCACCAAAGGCGTGATGGCTAGAGGCCCGATGGCATGAACTACACGTCGTTGTATAACACGATTCAGACATACACGGAGAATCAGTTCCCCGATGTATACCTTGCGAGTGGAAGTACTGTATCTGCAACCACGCAGATCAATATGTTCATCACGCAGGCTGAGCAACGTATATACAACTCGATTCAATTCCCATCACTGCGTAAGAATCAGTACACTCCGATCACTGTAAACAACAAGTACATATCTTTACCAGAAGATTTTCTGGCGGTTTATTCCTTGGCGCTGGTGACAGGTGTTGTCGGCGGAAACTTGGACACAGGCACGTTTGAGTATTTGTTGAACAAGGACGTGAACTTCATTCGTCAGGCATACCCAACGCCAAACGACACAGGGGAGCCAAAGTACTACGCTTTGTTTGGCCCGACAATTATCAGTTCGGCAATCACAAACGAGCTTTCTCTTATTGTTGGCCCAACACCTGATGCCACGTATTACGTAGAGCTGCATTACTATTACTACCCAGAGTCAATTACTACTGTCGCTTCTGGTCAGACATGGCTCGGTGACAACTTTGACTCTGTGCTGTTGTACGGCTCTTTGGTTGAGGCCTACACCTTCATGAAGGGTGAGGTCGATATCATTGCTGGATATGACATGAAGTATAAGGAAGCGCTTGCATTGGCTAAACGTCTGGGCGATGGCATGGAGCGTCAGGATGCGTATCGTTCGGGTCAGTATAGACAGGCGGTGACCTGATGGCTTTTACAGGCAATTGGTCTTGCGACTCATTCAAAACAGGGTTGATGAACGGGACGTTCGATTTTACGTCCGGCGTGTTCTACATGGCCTTGTATACAAATGCAGCCACGCTTAATGCCTCTACCTCGGCTTATACGTCTACGGGCGAAGTTGTGGCTTCTGGGTACACGGCTGGCGGCTTGGCGCTCACGATTGCGCAAACTCCCACGGTAGGTAGCTCTGGTAATACAGCATATATATCATTCAACAATGCGGTCTGGACTTCAGCCCTAACTGCCCGTGGCGCATTGATTTACAAAGTTGGAGCAGGTGGTGGAGTTTGTGTGCTTGACTTTGGCGCAGATAAGACTTCAACAACAACATTCACGGTACAGTTCCCCGTTGTATCAAACACATCAGCAATCATAAGGATAGCGTAATGGCACTTGTAACCACAACCAAAGGCGACATGGACGAATCTCTGCTTGAAAAGCGAGAGGGTACAGTCGATAATGACAATGAACTCACCACATGGGTTGAGTACTGGTTGGACGGAGAGCTTGTCCACCGTTCTGCTCATGTAACTTTGAAAAAGCCACCTGTGTTTGCTGGTGGCGAGGCAGCTTCTTTTTAAGGAAATATCATGGCAAATACCCAATCAATGTGTACCTCGTTCATGGGCGAGTTGATGACAGCAACCCACAACTTTGGCACTGCGCCAACCCGTGGCACATCCGCAGCCGACACCTTCAAAGCTGCGTTGTACTTGGCTTCCGCCACCATCAACGCATCAACCACTGCATACTCAGTGACCAATGAAGTGTCCGGTACTGGATACTCTGCTGGCGGCATAGCTGTAACAAATGCAACGCCTCCCACCGCCACTAATGCATCAGCAACCGCTGGCGTAGCCTTTTTTACGCCTTCTGCCAGTTTGGTGTACACCTCAGTGACCCTGACTACGGCGTTTGATGCGGTGCTAATCTACAACTCCACACAGAGCAACAAGGCTGTTAGCGTCCACACTTTTGGTTCACAGACCATCACAGCAGGTACTTTCACTTTGACGATGCCTGCAAACACCACAACAACAGCACTGTTGCGTCTGGCTACAACCTAAGCGGAGGCGGCGCAGGCCGTAGACCATGTTTGGTATATCCGCATATGCCCAGTCGCCGTACGCCGCTCTTGGTGAGGTTGCAGATGTCGTCGTAGCCCTGACGGGTGTAGCTGCGACTGGGAATGTTGGGAATGTCACAGAAACTATTACAGTTGCTCTGACGGGTGTATCTACGTCTGGGGCTGTTGGAAGCGTTACAGAGACAAACAATCCGACAGAAAATGGCAATGTTGCGATAGGTAACGTAGGCACAGTAGTACCGTCTCGTACGGTTGCTCTGACAGGTGTTTCAGCCACAGGCGCTGTTGGTTCTGTAACGGAAACCACCACAAAGGCTCTAACGGGAGTTTTAGCCACAGGCGCTGTTGGAAGCGTTACAGAAACCAACACAATTGCCCTGTCCGGGGTAGCAGCTTCTGGCGCTGTTGGAAATGTCACAGAAACCACTACGGTTGCCCTGACTGGTGTATTGGCATCAGGTGCTGTTGGGGATGTCACAGAGACAAACAGCCCTGCCGAAAACGGCAATCAAGCTACGGGTGCAGTGGGTACAACCACACCGAGTACAACAATAGCCATTACTGGAGTTTCAGCCTCTGGCGCAGTTGGCACGGTTACACACAGCAAAGAAGTCGCGCTAACAGGCGTGCTTGCTTCTGGTAATGCTGGCACTGTTACACCATCTAGTACCGTTGCAGAAAATGGAAATGCCGCCACAGGTAACGTAGGGACAGTAACAACTTCTTTGTCTATTGCTCTGACAGGCGTAGCGGCTACGGGTAGCGTAGGAGATGTTACAGAAACAAACAGCCCAACTGAAAACGGCAACCAAGCCACAGGCTCCGTTGGTACGGCAGTACCAAGCACAACAATAGCACTCACGGGTGTCCAAGCAGCAGGTAGCGCTGGAACAGTTGGATTTAGCAATTCTTTCCCCATCACTGGGGTAGCAGCCACAGGTTCTGTAGGAACGGTTGTCCCAAGCGCTTCTATAGCTTTAACAGGCGTATCTGCTTCGGGGGCGGTTGGTTCGGTAACGGAAATTACTACGGTTGCCCTGACGGGCGTGGCGGCTTCCGGTGCTGTCGGGACAATGATCTACAACGAGTCGGATGCGACATCCGGCGATGTAGCGATAGGTGAAGTTGGTACAGTTGACCCAGTAATTTCAATTGCCCTGTCCGGTGTTGAGGCCACAGGTGCGGTTGGTTCTGTTACACAAAGCCAGTCAGTTGCTTTGACGGGCGTTCAGGCATCTGGTGGTGTTGGCACAGTCAGCCTCGTAAACACCCAAGCCCTGTCAGGTGTTTCAGCATCAGGCGCGGTTGGTTCTGTTGTACAAAGCCAGTCAGTTGCACTGACAGGGGTTGAAGCTTCCGGGGCGGTTGGTACAGTTGAAGAAACAAATAGCCCAACTGAAAACGGTAATCAAGCCGAAGGGTTTGTAGGATCGGTTATCTACAACCTGATAAGGTCGTTGACAGGCGTTTCGGCTGCGGGCGCAGTGGGAACAATTACACACAGCAAAGAAGTCGCGCTAACAGGAGACAGTGCTACTGGAGCAGTTGGTTCAGTTGGCCCGGTTCTTTCTATTGCTCTATCTGGGGTTCAGGCTACAGGTTCTGTTGGGGATGTAATTGCAATCTACTGGAAGTTGGTAGATGACAGCCAGACCGCAAACTGGCAAAATGTCAACAATTCCCAATCTGCTGGCTGGGCGTTGGTGAATAACGCGGAAACAGCTAACTGGGCTTTGGTGGATAACTCAGAAACATCCAATTGGGCGTTGGTGGATGACGCAGAAACATCTAGCTGGACTTTGGTTGAGACGGATTAAGGACACACATGGCTTTCGTACTTGCAGACCGAGTTAAAGAGACAACTACCACGGCTGGTACGGGAACAGTGACGCTTCTTGGCGCGTCAACTGGGTATCAGTCTTTTTCAGCCATTGGTGACGGAAACACCACCTACTACACCATTGCTGGGCAAACAGGATCGGAGTGGGAAGTTGGTATCGGTACATACACTTCATCAGGTACAACGCTTGCCAGAACCACAGTTATTTCGTCCAGCAACTCAGGCTCGCTGGTCAACTTCAGTGCGGGTACAAAAGATGTGTTTGTTACCTACCCCGCAGAGTTCACAGCCAACGCTGTTGGCGGCGGTATTGGAGCAGTGTTGCTTAATGCTAGTACCGCTACGGTAAGCGGAACGGTTGCCACGGGGCAGAATGGCTTTACTGTTGGCCCTCTGACAATTAACAGCGGCGTGACGATCACAATCGCTTCTGGACAAAGGCACGTAATCATATGAGTACGATCAAGTCATCAACCACAATAACAACTGCATACCAAGTTGTTGCAGACACCACAGGCGCACTCGTCCTTCAAACAGGTGCTACACCTACAACTGCGGTTACGATTGATACATCTCAAAATACTACATTTGCTGGTACTCTTTCTGCAACTTCTTTTACCGGATCAGGTTCAGGAATTACTGGACTATCCCAAGAAGTTGGGCAGTGTCGATTGGTGGCAACAAGTTCTACCGTTTTAACGCTAACTCCATTTAATGGTCAATTCATTAAGATTGCTGGGGCAATCTACGCTATCCCATCTGCTGGTGTAACGCTTTCAAACAGCGGACTGTCGGCATCGACTCGATATTACATCTACGCTAATATTTCGGGTGGTAACGTCACTCTGTCTGCAAGTGTGACTGCATATGCAACAGACACCACAGCAGGAAATGTGGGAGTAAGAATCAGGTCGGGGAACAACGCTTTTACGTTGGTGGGCATGATTTACACAAGTGCGGCGTCGCAGTTTGTTGATGTAGCAACTAGCCGACAAGTTTTGTCTTATTTTAATAGGCGTGATAGACATTTTTTTGCAACAGCAAGTAATTACTCTACTTCAAGTACATCTCAGGTGGTTGTCAGCCCGGCGATGGTTAACAGTTTGAATTGGGCGGATGATGGAATTTGTGTTTGGCTTGCTGGTCAAGGGGGTATGACAGGCAGCTTTGCGTTGCAACAAGCTGTTTTTGATAACAGTACAGCGAATGGTTACGGTGTTTATCAATTCATATACACAACAGGGGCAAGCACCAATTACCCCAATTTGTTAGGTGGATGGCATCAACCAGCCGAGGGATTTCATCAATACTACATTGCAATCGGTGCAACATCTGGAAGCGGAACAACTTCTATTAATAATACCTCTGCCACCGGCTATGTGAGGGGATGATATGAACCACGAAATAATTTTCAAATTAAACCCAACTGTTGTCACCATTCGTGGTGACGAAGCCTATGACATTGACGACAATCCAGTGCAGTACGACAAGGATGCTGTCCAAGCGTACATTGATGCAAATTCCTACCAAGTCAAACGCGCTGCTGAGTACCCCCCAATGGCTGACTACCTCGACGGCGTAGTCAAAGGCGACCAAGTGCAGATTGCAAAGTACATCGCCGACTGCCAAGCAGTTAAAGACAAATATCCAAAGGTGACAACATGACAGTTGTTGTAGACGGCACAAACGGGATAACATTTCCTGACAATAGCTTGCAGTACAACAGTTACTACGGCTTTAAAAACCGCATCATCAATGGTCAGATGCAAATTGCACAAAGAGCAACGTCTGCAACCATTACTGCTGGTTCAACCATTGCTGCTGGCTATTCAACTGTTGACAGATTTTATGTGTACTGTACAGGCGCAAACGTAACAGCGGCACAAGTGGCTGGTTCAGGTGCAACTAAAAACAGATTGCAAATTACTGGTGCGGCATCTGTTACTGCGGTTGGTATTGGTCAGCGTATAGAGCAACTTAACAGCTATGACATGGCTGGCACTACTGCTACCTTGTCTCTTGATATATCAAACAGCTTGCTAACAACAGTGACGTGGACTGCGTATTACGCCAACACTGCTGATACGTTTGGCACATTGGCAAGCCCTACACGCACACAGATTGCAACAGGCACGTTTACTGTCACATCAACACTGACACGCTACAGCACGCAAATCAGCATTCCTGCCGCCGCCACAACAGGCATTGAAATTGTCTTAACTGTTGGCGCACAGACATCTGGTACTTGGGTAGTTGGCAATATCCAGTTAGAGGAATCAGCAACAGCAACGAGCTTTGATTACAGACCTTATGGGACTGAGTTGGCTTTGTGTCAGAGGTACTATGAAATTCTTGGAGTTAATAATGCAGCCGCAAGGTCTTTTTTTGTAGATATATATGCTGTTACCACAAGCATTCCATCTTTGGCAATGCTTTGGAGTTTTGCTGTGCCAAAAAGAGCCGCCCCTACAGTTGCAACAATTGGAACATTTAACACATCAAATCTTTCAGGTGCTGTAGGGATAGATGGAACTCCATCATTTGATTCAGCAAACTTAAGCGCAAATCCTGCCGCAACAGGTAGGGCATATTTTTTTAATAATGCAAATAGTGGCTTCTATGCCACTGCAGAACTTTAATGAGAATGACAAATGTATAAATTAATTAAAGACTCTTTTACGGGAAATATAACAGTCGTCAAAAGATTGGTAGACAACGCATGGATTCCCTTTGACCCCGCCAACACAGACTACCAAGCCTACCTTGCATGGCTTGCTGAGGGCAATACGCCTGAACCCGCAGATGAGGTGAACAATGGCTAATACGTTACTTGCAGATAACGGTGTATCCAGCGGAAGTGCTGGGATAAAGTATTCGGCTGATGGCACGGGCGTTTGGGCTTTGCAAACAACGACGGCTGGTGGTGCAGCAACGACTGCTGTGACTATTAGCACGGCTCAGGTGGTGACGTTAGCCAATGCTTTGCCAATGGCTTCTGGCGGTACGGGGGTCACAACTATGCCTGCGTTTAATGCGTATTCGACTTCTGGGACAGCAATGTCAAATGGAGTTTATGTAAAGGTAACATTTGATACTGAAAAATTTGATACCAACAGCAATTTTGCGTCATCAAGATTTACGCCTACTGTTGCAGGTTACTATCAAGTCAACAGTAGCCTTGTTTATACAACAACAGGTACAGTAACTCAGGTGGTTTTGGCTCTATATAAAAATGGTGCTGTTGAAACATATACAAATTTTGTTGCAAACTCAAGTCAAGGCGCGTCTATAAATTTATCTTACGTCATTAACATGAATGGGAGTACAGATTATGTTGAAATGTATTGTTACTTAGCTGGAACAGGAACGCTGGCTGTGCAAGGGGGGCAACAAACTGCTTTTAATGGCGCAATGATAAGGAGTTTGTAATGACTTTAATTGAAAAAATCAAAACACTTTATCCTGATTTAACAGATCGTGATTTCATGTTTGTAATCAAATTACAAAATGATTCTGACGGCAAAGGCGACTACATTGCAGAATGGAATCATCCAACATTGTCTAAACCCACCGATGCGCAATTGTCTCAGCATCAACAAGGAGAAACACCATGAGCAGTACATATTCCACCAGCCTACGAGTCGAGCTTATTGGCTCTGGCGACCAAGCCGGTACATGGGGGTCAACCACGGACAACAACTTCGCTTACATCTTTGATACCGCTATTGCGGGGTATCAAGCGGTAACGGTCACCTCCACTGCTCAAGCGCTTACTTATGTGAACGGGCCAACATCTACAGCCAACTTAAACCAATCGGTGTACGCCATGCTGAAGTTCAACAGTGCGTCTGCGGCAACGGCTATCTACGCCCCGCCCGTGTCTAAGCAGTACATCATCTGGAACAATGCTGGCTATACCATCACGATCTACAACTCTACAGTTATTGGTAATACGACGGCTGCTGGTACTGGAGTAGCTATTGCCAATGGCGATAAGGTCATGATTTGGTCTGATGGAACAAACTTCTATGACACCAAGAGCAACGGCATTACCGGCACATTACCTATCGTCAATGGTGGTACAGGACAAACAACCCAACAAGCAGCAATTAATGCGTTAGCAGGCACACAGACAAATAACCGAGTGCTTCGTTCGGACGGTACAAATACTACTTTGTCTCAAGTTGCGCTTGCTACGGACGTATCCGGAACCCTGCCTGTTGCCAATGGCGGCACTGGAGTTACTACGGCGGCGGCAATCACAGCGCTGGTGGGTAACTTGCTTTTTCCAATTGGCGCTATTTACACGGCTACTGTTGCAACCAACCCCGGCACATTGCTTGGCTTTGGTACATGGGCTGCATTTAGCGCTGGTACTGTAATGATTGGTCAAAATGGAACTACTTATGTAGCTGGTGCTACTGGTGGTAGTGCAGATGCAGTTGTAGTTAGCCACACCCACACGGCAACAACAACGTCAACAGATAGTGGTCACACCCACATCATAAGAACAGACGCGACTGGCGGTGGTGGTGGTAGCGGTCGATTTGTGAATGGTAATTCAGGCGGAACACAAGTTGACCCAACAAACACAGGCACTGCAAACATCACATCAACAACAACTGTTGCCAGCGCAGGTTCAAGCGGAACAAACGCAAACCTTCAACCATATATTGTGGTTTACATGTGGCAGCGTACTGCATAACGGTGAAATGAAATTGACCCACTCAGCATCCTCTTCGCCGCCAATGCCTGTGTCGCTGCTATCAAGCAGGGGTGCAAGCTGTACAAAGACGCTAAAACGTCTTTCATGGAGATCAAGAAAACTGTTGATGAAGTTGCTTCAGATGTCAAAGCAGTCAGAGGATTCTGGGCGAAGCTCTTCGGATCAGCGCCCACCGCAAGCCCCAAGCCTGTGGCGAAAAAGAAAGAAGCCTACGTTGCCGTTGACGAAACCCAAGTCATGGCAGACATCGTTGTCCAGCTTTCTCAATTTTTCAAGTTGCAAGAACAGCTTGCCGACCACATAAGGGAAGAGGAAGAAAAGAGCAAAAACGTCTACAACCCTGATGCCAACCTGATGGAAGCCGCCCTAAAGCGGGTCATGGCACAAGACCAGATGGCGTTGCTGGAGACGGAGATCAGAGAAGCAATGGTGTACGGCGCTCCTAAAGAGATGGGGGCTTTGTATAGCAAAGTGTTTGATATGCGGGATGTCATCAAGATAGAGCAGGACAAAGCAAGGAAGAAACGGGATGATGAATCATGGCAACGCAGGGAGGAAGAAAGACTTCTAAGGGAAAGGCAGGCGTACCTGCTGGTGACTATCCTATTCCTCCTATATATGTGGTTGCTCCTCGGCCTCTTGTACAAGATTGGGAGATAGTTGTGGGTTGGATTGCTGCTTGTGTTCTTGTAGTATTGTTGCTACCTCTTCTGGGGATGTTGTATTTGGATGTCCTTGAAGCCAAGCATGATGCCAAGGTGCAGATTGAAAAAGTAGAAAAATTGCGTAGACAAGTTGAAAAGGAAAAAAGAGATGATTCCAATAGTCGCATCCCTCCTCGGTAGCCTAGCCCAAAACGGGTTGGGGTTACTGTCGTCTGCCATCCAAGCCAAAGGCAAAGAGGTGGTTGAAAAAACGCTTGGCGTAAAGATTCCTGACAATCCAACTCCAGAAGATGTATCTAAGCTGCGGGAGTTGCAATTTGCCCATGAAGAGCGCCTGCTTGAACTGGGCATTGAGAAGGCCAAGATGGAATTGGCGGAATTGGATTTACTGGCAAAAGCCGCTCAGAGTGACGCTGACAACGTAACTGACCGCTGGCAAGCTGATATGTCCAGTGACTCTTGGCTGTCTAAAAACATACGCCCTATGTCACTTATTGCCATTTTTTTGGGGTATTTCCTGTTTGCCATGATGTCTGCGTATGGCTATAACGCCAATGAATCTTACGTAACCTTGCTGGGTAACTGGGGTATGCTAATTATGGGCGCTTACTTTGGCGGGCGCACAATTGAAAAACTTGCAGATATGAGGAAAAAATGAGCTTAAGCACCGAACAAGCTGCATTCTTGCTGGACATGTGTAAGCTAATCCAGTACGCTACAGATCAAGGATTCGTGGTGACCGGCGGGGAACTTGCCCGTACTCCCGAGCAGCAAGCCATTTATTTCAAGACGGGTCGTTCCAAGACAATGAATTCCATTCATCTAAAGCGCTGCGCCATAGACTTGAACTTTTTCAAGGACGGAAAGATCATTTGGGACAAAGGCATCCTTGCCCCTCTAGGTGCATATTGGGAGACTCTGCATCCTAAAAACCGTTGGGGCGGTAACTTCAAGTCCCTTGTTGATTGCCCTCATTTTGAGCGCAATGTAGGTTAACCATGCCCTTACAAAAACTTCAGCTTCGCCCGGGTGTAAACAGAGAAAGCACCTCGTATGCCAATGAGGGCGGGTATTACGCATCCAACAAGATTCGGTTCCGCTCAGGTATGCCTGAGAAGGTTGGCGGCTGGGATAAAGATACGGGGACAAATTTTTCTGCGTTAAAACCAACCACAGGTACGCTTTGGGGTGTCTGTCGTGCGTTATGGAATTGGCTCAATTTAACAGGTTACAACTTGTTGGCGCTGGGAACAAACTTAAAATACTATATTCAGAGTGGTGTAAACGGCTTTTACTATGATGTAACCCCGCTGCGCAATACAACTACCGCAGGTGAGGCCACCTTTGCTGCTTCTACCGGTTCAACAACAATTACAGTTACCGATGCCGGACATGGTGCGCAAACTGGCGACTTTGTAACTTACAGCGGAGCGGTTTCTTTGGGTGGCAACATCACAGCCACGATACTGAACGCTGAGTTTCAGATCACTTATCTAAGCTCTAACCAGTACACCATAACGTCTTCAGTCGCAGCAACCGCAGGCGACTCGGGCAATGGCGGTGCGTCAGTTATTGCCGCTTATCAAATCACAACAGGTAATGCCGTCTATACCCAGAACGTGGGCTGGGGCGCGGGTACTTGGGGCGGCGTTATCCCCGGTACGGCAACAAACCAACTTGATGGGGCTATAAATAATTCCGTTACCACAATCACGGTGGATGATGCAAGTGCGTTTGCAGCGGCGGGAAACATCTTAATTGACTCAGAAAATATTTCTTATACGAGTAAAAATTCAACTCAATTTTTGGGGTGTGTTCGTGGATTAAGTGGCACAGGCTCCGGCGCAGCCGCCTCTCATGCAGACAACGCAGCAGTTGTTCAGTCCACCAGCTTTACTGGTTGGGGTGTTTCGGCTCCCGCCGGTCAAGGTATTGGTCAACAGCTTCGCACATGGAGCCAGTCAACCTTTGGCGAGGACTTGATCTTCAACGCTCGTGGCGGTGCGCTGTATTACTGGGCAAACTCTGCGTCGGCTAACACGTTTAACCGAGGTCAGTATCTTGGCCCAAGCACCTCAATTGTCACCAAATCGGGAACAATTACCACAGATGCCTCATGCCCAACAGTTGCCAATTTTGTCATGGTGTCAGATGCTTCGAGGTTTGTCCTTGCTTTTGGCGTTAATGACTACGGCAGTGCCGTCCAAGATCCTTTGCTTATTCGTTGGTCTGACCAAGAGAGTTTTGCCACATGGTTGCCAGCTATTACAAATCAAGCAGGTAGCTTCCGTTTAAGTGATGGCTCGCAAATTATTACAGCCATACAGACCCGCCAAGAGATTTTGGTGTTGACGGACTCTGCCATTTATTCTATGCAGTACCTTGGCCCACCTTATGTCTGGAGCTTTCAGATTTTGGGCAACAACATATCTATTGTTGGGCCAAATGCAATAGCAACCGCTAACAACATCTCGTACTGGATGGGTACGGACAAGTTCTACATGTACTCAGGTCGCGTTCAAACGCTGCCATGTACTTTGCGCCAGTATGTCTACAACGACATAAATTTAACTCAATCTTTTCAGTTTATGGCGGGAACCAACGAGGGTTACAACGAGGTGTGGTGGCAGTATTGCTCTGCCGATTCCGACGTAATTGACCGCTATGTTATTTATAACCACTTGGATAACGTCTGGTATTACGGCGACTGGGTTAACTACACCGGCACGGCATTTCAAGGGCGCACTGCATGGCTGGACAGCGCATTACGCGCTTATCCTATGGCAGCAACCTACGGTGTAGCTGGCGGCAGTACAAACACGCTACTTGTGTACCATGAAAATGGGGTAGACGACGGCACAGTCAATCCACCAAACCCTATTGTGGCGCAGGTAACCTCATCTGACTTTGACATCGGAGACGGACACAACTTTGGGTTTGTGTGGCGCTTGATTCCTGACTTAAGCTTTGATGGGTCGGATGTAAATGCGCCGACTGCCATGTTTACGGTACTCCCCCGCGCCAACCCCGGTGCGCCATATGGCAGTTCTAACAACCCAGATGTTGTCAGTGCGCAGAACTACCAAAACACCAGAACCTATGAAATACAGCAGTTTACCCAGCAGGTGTATGTCAGAATTCGTGGTCGTCAAATGGCGTTCAAGGTAAGCTCAGATGAGATTGGTGTCCAGTGGCAGTTGGGCGTACCGCGTATTGACATCAGACCTGACGGTAGGAGATAAGCATGGGATTAAAAACCGCAACACAACCCCGCTTACCAGCAGCGCCCAATCAGTATGACCGGCAATACATGGAGCAGCTTATCAATGTGCTGCGCCTGTACTTTAATCAACTAGACAACGCCTCTCCCGCTGTGTTTGCCTCTCAAGGCGTTGGAACTACCGATGTTGTAACCGCATTAACTTGCGCACAGCCAGATTTAACAACCCCCGGCGCAACCAAAGTTAGCCTACCAACTCAAGCAGACCTTGCCAATCTTCGTAAGGGCGACATCTATTACGACACTTCTGCCTCAAATGTGCTAAAGATCAAAGTATGACCAACCCAGAAACAAACCCTAACTACAAGCAGATTCCACTCGATTATGTAGAGTTTAACGAAGTTGACGACATCTGGATCCGGTCGTACAGGTTGGAGAAGGTAAATACTGTCATATCTCAGCATGTCCATGAACACGACCACGCTACCATTGTTTCACGTGGAACAGTCGAGGCTTGGCAAGATGGCGAGATTCTTGGACAATACACAGCACCTGCTGTAATCACCATTCCGGCTGGCAAAAAACATCAATTCATGGCACTGACTGATGACGTTATGCTCTGCTGCTTACACAATCTGCGTGGGACAGGCCTAGAGTCACCCAAAATTAAGGAGTAATACTATGCCAATGATTGCCGCGTTTACCATGGCTGAAGCCGCCGCTGCCGCTGAAGCTATTGCGATTGCCGAAGCCGCTGCCACTGCCGCCGCTGTTGCCGAAGCCGCCGCCGCTGCTGAAGCCGCCGCCGCCGCCGCCGCCGCTGCTGAAGCCGCCACTGTTGCCTCTACTGCATCAAACGCTGGTATTTTGGGCGCTGAAGTCGGAGCTAGTATTGCACCTGCTGCTGAAACTGCTGGTATTTTGGGGGCTGAAATTGGGGCTGGCGCTGCGCCTGCTGCTGAAACTGCTGCGGCTGGTATTGAATCTGTTGCAGGGGCAGAAAGCGCTAACGCGGCTCAGATTGCTCAGCAACAAGCAGAGGTTGCGCGGCAAGGGTTCTCGCAAGCCGAGATTGAAGCAATTCAACGCGGTCAAGAAATGGCTAGAGCAAGTTCTGCTGCCCCTCCCGCTGAAGTAACAGCATATACAGGGCAGGGTAGCATGATGAATCCTCCCCCTGCTGAAGTTACTGGATCTCAAAACCCGCTATATCAAAACTTAAATCAAAATGCTCGTTCTATGGATTTGGGTGGCGCGGGCGGTTTAGAACAAGGAGGAAGTACAGGCATCAGCAGAACACTTACTCCAGACCAACTGGCTGGGCCGAATCAATATTCTATGAGCCAAGGGTTAAATTACTCATCTCCTTTGAGCAGCAGCACCGCCCCAGCTTCTGCTACTCCACAATCTGGGTTTATGAAAGGTATTGGCGATGCCTTAGATTGGATGGATAAAAACCCGTTCAAAACCGCTATTGGTGCATATGGAGTAGCACAAAAATTAGGTTTGTTTGATCCAGAAGACCAGCCAGAGAAAAAACCCTACGATGGTATTTTGACTAAATACAAGATGTCGTCTGATTTTAAAGGACGGCAGGCTGACCCACAAGACTATCAATATACACCCAAGGCGTACAACATGGCGTCTGGCGGCATCGCTTCCTATAGAAGAGGTGGAGATCTATCTAAACAATTAGATTACTATGAAAAGATGACGCAAACTAAGGCTCCCCCAGCAGAACGTGGAGATCCGGGCATTGTTTTTGATACTGATCCAGATACTCGGTCTCTTGATCCACTTACCGCCGCACAAGTTCGCATGGCAAAAGTAAACAAACGCGCCAACCTGCAAGTCCCCGGCATGAAACGTCCAACCCCCATGGGAAAACTTAATATGGTTCCCGTGACCATAAAGGCAAGCGACGAGTCTCCCAAAACAACTGAAGCTGCGCAAGGCGGCGTTATACATTCAAAAAGATATGCTGATGGCGGTGTTACCGGAAGCGGTAACTTAGACTTGCATATTCCCCTCAATTTAGGTGGTGAGGGTTACGGCGGCGGTAATGGTGGTGGCGCAACATATCCTTTTCAAAACAATGGGGGGTTTGCAGGAAACAACAACGCGCCACAAGTCACATCAAACCCAAGCCTTGTTGCGGATCAAGCTCGACGTATGCAACCGTATCAAGCCTCATCAACCCCGGGTCTTGGCGCTCCTCAAGGGCCATTTCCTTTTATAGAACGGCCTGAACCACAAGATCTTTCTTCTATGAAAGGCACAACTTTTGGCGGTAATCCACAACAGGGAATGTCCTCACTTATGGGTCTTTTAGGCGGGCAAAAAATGGCAGGTGGCGGTATTACTTCTCTTGGTGGTTATGCTGCTGGCGGAAACCCTAGGCTTTTAAAAGGCCCGGGCGATGGCATGTCTGACAATATTCCTGCCACAATCGCAGGTAAGCAGCCTGCTCGTCTGGCTGACGGAGAGTTCGTAATTCCAGCCGACGTGGTGTCTCACCTTGGTAATGGCTCAACAGAAGCGGGCGCAAAGAAACTCCACAAAATGATGAACGACGTGCGTAAGGCACGTACAGGTAATCCAAAGCAAGGTAAACAGATCAACCCTAACAAATTCATGCCCAAATAATGCCGCTCTACCAAGTTCACCCAAACGAGTTGCCACAGGTATGGCCTATTGCTGCGCCTTTACTTCAAAAAGCTATTGACCTTGATCCAGAAGAGATTACGATTGAACAGGTTGAGTATTCAGTTCGTACAGGCCGTACTTTTTTGTTAGTGTGGAACGAGCCAGATGAAGGCATTACGGGCGCAGTGACGGTTGAGTTTATGGACTATCCACGCAAAAGAGTAGCTCATGTTAATTTAATGGGCGGCAAAGGGATTGTCCGTGAGAACGTATTTGAAGAAGCTAAGGCATGGATGCGCTTGCATGGAGCAACGACGGCGCAATGTTGGTGCAAAGAAAATTTAGTGCCGATGTATGAAAAGATGGGTATGAAAACTACTTATCGAGTCATGCGTATCAAACTATAAATTAGGAGTCCAGTATGTCATTCGGCGGCGGCGGCGGTGGTGGCCCAACACAAACCACATCTACAAGTTATCAGACAAACATCCCTGAGTATGCGCAGCCGTATGTGGAGACAATGCTTGGTGCGACTCAAAAGCAATTGTTCCAAGGCACTCCCACTGAGGGAGGGGGTTTTGACATAACTGGCTTCCAACCATACAAAGCGTATGGCGGTACATATGACGCGCAAGGAAACCAAACTTCCTACGACCCAAGCAAAGGTATTGCAGGTTTTCAGCCCATGCAGACCAGAGCGCAAGAAGGCATAGCTAATATGCAAGCGCCGAGTCAATTT